GTCCTTGTGTTCCAATTGCAATTGCTCTTTGTTCTAAACCACCTTTTCTTCCTTGGTCGGTAGAATAACTATTAATGTCAATAACTTTGTTAAGTGCTCGAACAACTTTTCTAACTTCTTCATATAATAATTTGAAATCGAACTCGCCTTTAATAATAAAGTTTTTCAATACCATAGAAGATAAAGTGCAAATCGCAGTTGTCTCCTCATCCGTATATTGGTAAATTTCATTACATAAGTTAGATTGTTTAATCACCCCAATATTTTGATGGTTAGTTTTTCTATTAGCACTATCTTTAGAACATAGGTAAGGAACTCCGGTCTCAACCTGAGATTCAATAATTTTATTCCAAATTGTTTGAGCTTTCACTTTTTTACCAAGTCCAAGTTCAACCGCTTTATTATAATTTGATTCATACTCATCACCATAAGTTTCTTGTAATGGTTTGATTCCCGCCTTAATTATATCATTCGGACAAAATAAATACCAATCATCGTTATTGATAACTGCATTCATAAAATTATCCGGAATCCAAATTGATGTGAATAAATCTCTAGCTCTTAATTCCTCAGCACCTGTATTCTTTTTTATATCCAATAAATCCAAAATGTCTTTATGCCAAGGTTCCAAATAAATCGCGGCACTCCCCGGTCTTCTACCTTGTTGGTTAAAAAACCTTAACGACTCATTAACGATTTTAAGATATTTTAATAACCCACCGGCAAATCCACCTGATGAATTAATTCGACTTTCTTTACTACGAATGTTAGACATACATAACCCAATACCTGCGGCATCAGAAGAATATGTTGATATATCATTTAATGTCTGTAACAACCCACTACGAGAATCCCCGTGGTTGTATTTCAATACACAAGACGCTAATTGTGGTGTTTTACTACCAGCATTAATCATAATTGGTGTCGCTGGAGAAATAAGTTGATTGGATAATGAATTGTAATATTCAACTGCCTCTTCAAAAGATTTAGTAACCCATAAAGCCACTCTCATATACATATGTTGAGGTCTTTCAATTACTTTACCTTCAGGAGTTTTTAACAAATACATTTCTTGTAACGAACGCCAAGCAAAATAATCAAAATTGTAATCATTTTCGTGATTTATCGCCGCGTCAATATTTTCCGCACCATATTCTTTAATGATATCAACCAAATCATTATGTATTACACCTAATCGATGTAACTCTAAAATAGTATCACAAAAACTATCATTAGTTTCTTTATGATAAGATGAAATAGCAACTGAAGACGCAAGTCTTGAATAATCGTGATGACTTCCGGTATAAGCAGCTGCAATCTCATAAACTAATTTATCCAATTCTTTTGTGGTAATTGTCCCTTCAGTTGGAACTGAAGTTATAACCTTAATAAAAATTTCATCTGAGTTAACATTTAAACCTTTAGCCGCTCGTTTAACTCTATTATAAATTTTTTGAGGGTTAAACGAAACTTCGTCCCCCCCTCTTTTTTTTATCTTTAATGACATCATATATTAAAAATCTTCTGTAAATGTTAATGATTCACCCAATTTAGCTTTTTGGTATTCCACGGTTCTTGATTCAAAGAAATTACCTTTGGTTTCAACCGCAATTTGTTCCATGAATTTAAATGGTTGTTCAACATTGAAATGTTTTTTACATCCTAACTTAACCAATAATCCATCAACAACAAACTCCAAATATTGTTTCATCAAGTTTGAGTTCATACCAATTAAAGATACAGGTAATGACTCCGTAATAAACTCTTTTTCAATTTCAAGTGCAGATAATAAAATCTCTTTTATTCTTTTTTCACTTGGTTTATTCTCAACATGATTATTTAACAAGTGAATTGCAAAATCACAATGTAAATTCTCATCCTTGAATATCAATGAATTAGCATTACACAACCCTTGCATAATACCTCTTGATTTTAACCAAAAGATTGAACAGAATGAGCCTGAGAAGAATATACCTTCAACCGCAGCAAACGCAACCAATCGTTCTTGGAATGAAGCGCTTTCAATCCATTTTAATGCCCAATTTGCCTTTTTCTGAACTGCGGGTAATCTATCAATAGCATTGAAACATTCATCTTTTTCTTTTGGGTCTGAAACATATGTATCAATCAATAATGAATACATTAATGAATGAATATTTTCCATCATAAGTTGAAACCCATAAAAGAATTTCGCCTCCGGATATTGAACCTCTTTTAAGAAGTTTTCCGCCAAATTTTCATTCACAATCCCGTCAGACGCAGCAAAAAATGATAATACATTTTTAACGAAGTATCTTTCATTATCTGATAGGTTTTCCCAATCTCTAATGTCGTTTGATAAATCTACTTCTTCTGCCGTCCAAAATGCCGCTTGGTGTTGTTTATAATATTCCCAAATATCATCATATTCTATAGGAAAAATCACAAAACGATTTGGATTTTCTTTTAATATTTTTTCTTCCATAATTTTAATTTTGATTTTGTTGTTCTCTTTGTTTTCTTTTTTCTAATAATTCTTTAACTCTATCTCTTTTTCTCTCTTCTTGTTGTTCTTCGAATCCTAAGAATGTTACAGAACTTTCCGTATCAATCTCCAACAATTCGTTGTTAAACTTACAATTTTCAAATACAACACCATCTTGACCTAAACGACTTTTAGTAATCGCAATAGTTGCCAGACCCATCTCTTTTTGTTGTAATGTTTTAGCCACCGAGATAATAACATGCCCCACTTGAGCTTTTTTGATTGAACCACCCATTTGGTCTGTGGTAACGACTTCTGACGATATTGAAGACCTATTACCTTGAGTCGCCGTCCATCCTACCAAGTTTAATTCATGACACATCGCCTCAAATCCTCTCATTACAGACCCTTCAGCTTTCCATTCATCTTTACTACTTGATTCCGGTAATACACAATCAATATAATCCAATAAAACCATATCAATCTTAATACCATCCGCAATCATTTTTCTAACCTGATTTTTTATTTGACTCATAGTCATAGTATCTGAGGCCAACTTTTTTAAGATTAAACGATTCGGCATCGTTTCTTTAATCTCAGTTATTTTACTCATCACTTCTTCTTTATTTTTCACCAAATTATCAGGTTCAATACCTGTCCACATCGTGAAATGTTTTCTTTGAATAATTTTTGGATTATCCTCAAAAAATATTTGAAGAACATTATACCCAAGATTAAACGCGGTATTTGAAATTTTTGATAATATGGTTGTATTATGAGTTAAAACATAATCCCTAGTCACATATAATTCATCCGGATTAGAAACTTTAATACAAGTTGCTTCTTCATCATGAGAATACGTAATTGATTTCACATATTTCTGTTCAACATATTTTGTTCTTTTGTAATACCTATCAACTTTTCTTATTAATTTAAATGGTATTATATTATTAGCAAATGACATAGTTATTGTATAAGCTAATTGACCTTCTTTTTTTTCACCATTATAACTATATGTTGGTATTTTACTATTAATTCTAGCGGTTCCACCTAAAGATAATACCAATTCTCTAACATCATCACATAATTGTTTAGATACTGTAGTAAATTGAACGGTTCCTTTCTTGTCAATATAACCATCAGTATCCATTAAACCTTGTAATACCGACACTCTAACATCCAATGAATTATATAAATAATCTTTTGGAATAAATTTGTTATTAGATTTTTTATTTAACAAATCATAAACCTCAAGTCGTTTTTTAATTTCACCTTTAAAGTTTATTGATTTTACACTCTTAGTCTCAGTTCTATAATATTCATTAAATGATGTATGTTCGTCTAAATATTTGATAGAATCAAATAATTCATCATCTTTAGTACTTATACGAATACCACTATCACATATACTTCCATCTCCCAACAGTAACCCAAGTAAATATGGGTCTATTGACACTTCCCTTTTTTCAAAATCAACCGGACTTACCACAGGTAATCTATAGTTATATCGACCTCTCTTCTTAATATCATTCATCATATCAGAAGTTTTAACAACCTTATACCCATAGTTCGGTTTATAAACACCTTTACCTTTAACTCTTGTTTTTGCCGTTCTCATGTTTAGTGTATTAACACTCCAAAGATGTTCTTCATCACAATTTACAAAAGTATCATCACTAAATTCAACCTTATAAATTGGTCTAACCCCTTGTGGATAAACACCTAACACATATTGTTCTTTTCCATCACTACCAATAACCTTATCTCCAAGTTTTATTTCACCCATTTTCACCCATCCTTTTGGTGTTAAAAGAGGTTCAGAGTTTGGACAGGATTTCCCAACTCCGGTCGGAGCAAGTATCACCCCAATCTCACCTTTGGCCAATCCACCTTTAAGTAGTTTATCAATCCCTGCAATACCCATCGGAATTGGGTGACGATAATCCTCATCTAATACAGTGTCCAAATCAGAAAATATATCAGTCTGACCTTTATCAATCTCACCAACTTGTAAGGCATCCCTAACCAAACCTTCAACCTTATCATAGGATTCAAAATCACCTTGTGTGATGATTTTTTGAGCTTTATCCATCGCCTTCTGAAGTTCTTGTTGTTTACAGAACTTCAAGGCTTTCTCTTGAACAAATGTGGTTCCCTCAAATGGAGCCTCTTTTATTTGTGTTAATGTGTCTAAAACAATCTTGGCAACCATTTCTTGAGTGACTTCAGATTTAATAATCTGCTCAAGAGTATCAAAATTAGGAGTAGACTCATATTTTTTATGATACTCTTTAATCATCTGTAAAATGATTTTAAAATACTTGTTATCAAAATAAATTGACTCAATAACATCCATAATTGAGGATGAAAAGTCCTTGTCCACTATAATCTGATTGATTAATTGTAATTGAAATGTGTTCCCTAAATAATCGAAATTTTTATTCATAAATTGTTTTAAATGTTACTCCTGTATTATTAAATACTCACTTACTTAAGTCAAGTTCCAAATAATCGTAACTTAATTTTTTTTCGGAAAAAATGTCAGTCAATCCACGAAGTGTTTCTTTTAAAAATGGTCTTACATCGACCGTATAACGAACTTTTGGCGGATAAAATTTTCCATCAAAAATTCTATGACAAATTGTCTGTTCCCCCAATTTAATAAAAATATTAAACAATTCCGGACCGTCAGTATATGATGTGTCCATAATACTTGGGTCGTGCTCAATGGCATCTTTATTATCCATCATGTAAACCAAAGTTTTCATCTTCAAGTAATCTTGAAGCTCCTCCTTGAACCCTATAATATATTCATAAAGGTCCATAGAATTTTTCGCCTTTGGATTAAATCCTTTTACATTAAAGAATCTTTGAACAACAATATTGTCGTTTAATGTTAATAAAAATTCCATTTTTGTAGTTTCTTGCTCTCTCATAAAATTAATTTTTGTTTGTGTTTCTTTTTTCTTTTCTTGTTAGTTTCATAAAAGGTCTTAGGAAATTAACCCAAACCTCATCGTTTTTTGGAAGATATTTGAAGAGGCCATCTTCCATCATTAACCTCATTAAATTTTTGTATCCCCTATCGGCGGGGTCAATCGTGTCATTAATAATCTGTTCTACTAATTCTTTCGCATCTTCTGTAATTAAGGGGTTAGACAAATCAACTATTTTTTTGTTCGTAGTATAAAACTCTTCACCAAGTATACCACTTTTACTTTTACCAGTCAAAATATTTTCTAATACTTTTGATTTCTTCTCTTGCGTGAGAATCCCAGCATTAACCCTTATTTCATCGATAGTGCATGGTTTAACCTGCACATCAGGGAATAATTTGACTAAAGTTTTTTCTCCCAATCCTTCAATCCCACTAATATTGTCGGAATTATCCCCTGTAAGTATTTTACAAGTTAATACATTATAGTGGGGGATTTGAACTTTATTGATGGTAATCAAATCACCCTTTTTAAAGTATTGTTTTGAGTTTGGTGAGTAAACGGACACCTTGTCCGAGATAAGTTGTGTAAGGTCCTTATCTGATGAAAAAATGGTAATATCTTCGTTGGTCGCCTTTTGGCAATAATATGCGATAAGGTCATCCCCCTCATTATTAACCATCTCAACTTGTCGAATAAAAACTTCTTCAAGATATTGTTTAATACGAGCGTTTTGAGTTAGATATGATTCGAGTTGATACTCGTTCATACTACTTTTACGATTTCCCTTATATTGTGGATATATTCCTTTTCGAACGGATGAACTATTTTCCGCATCCCACATAACAACTACCTTATCGTAATTATGTTCTTCGAGGAATTTTCTAATGGTATTGATAAAATGGTAAATAGCCCCCACATGACTTCCGTCACTATAAAGGTCTTTTACTCCGGTAAAACCTATTTTGGCTAGATTAGCACCGTCAATTAATAATGTTTTTTTCAATTAAACCTATTTAAGGTTAGACAATAATTTTGTTACTCTTTTTTAAATTATCCTCAGCCCATAGTGGTTGAAGATTTGTGTAGTGACATAACTTATAAAGTTCGTCTTCAGTTTTTGCCGATGATAATGGAATAATATGGTCAATATGCCACTCACTCCTATTATCCCAACTCATACCATCAGTAAATTGGGCTTCTAAATGTTCTTTTAGAAATTCCGGAGAACACCCTACGATATCGAAGGTTTTATTAGTTTTAGTTATATTATTTTTTGTTAAAAAATGATATAATCTAATTCTCATTCTATTTTTTAAATTAAAAAGAAAATCGTTCTCGTTTCTATTTTTAATATATTCTCTTTTTTGTTCTTTAATTTTTTGGTTATTTTTTTTCGCCCAAGTTTTTTTATATTTTAAAATATTTACTTTATTTTTCTTATAATATGTTTGATATATTTCAGGATTACTTTTGTATTTTTCCTTACTTCTTATTTTATCTTTTTCTCTAATAATATCAATATTTTGTTCTCGATATTTTTTTATTCTAGTTAAAATTTTTTCTCTATCTTTATTATAATCGTCTTTTTTTTTCTGTTTAATTATTTCAGAATTTACATCTCGGTATTTTTTCCAAACTAAATAAGAACATTCTTTACACTCAGTTCTAAAACCATCTTTAGAATCTTTTCTTTTTCTAAATTCACAAGTTTCTTTTTCTTTACCACATTTAGAGCAAATTTTAGTCCCCATTTTTAATATATTCTTTTAATAATTTATTAACAAGGGAAGATAAATTTATTGATTTATCTTTAAAGTATTGTGGTAATTCGGGGTCAAGAGACACCGCCAATTTTACTTTCTTTTTTTCATCTTCAACTTTTCTTCTTCCCATATTATATAAATATCATCAAATGATTAAAAAGTATAATTATTTATATTTTTTTATTCTTCTTCAAAACTTTCTTTTTCAGACTCATCAAGTATCAATTCTCCAGTACCACTAAGTATTGCATTCCAATAACTAGAATATTCTTTTTTATACTTATCCAAAGATTCTTTGGTGTCCGCAATATAACCTTGTGGTACTACAATAATTTTCCCATCTTTATATTGAATCCCGTTTACGTGATTTTTTAATATAGAGATTTTTGTTCTAGTTGCGTAGGAAATTGTTCTACCATTTTTAGTCGCAGTAATATGATTCACTCCAGCCTTTTTTTGATTACCAAATAAAAATACCAAACTACTAGCTAACCATATCGCCTCTCCACCCTTACTCTTTATCTCCGCTTGACCAAACGGGTTATCAGGAAGGAGTACCCATGGTTGATTTAAAAAAACAATAGTATTATAATATGGATAATCTTCTTTTTTAGATTTAGTTATTCTTGAATGGATTCCCATACCAACTTTATCCGCAAGCACTTTAGCCGTATGCATACCTCCACCCTTACCATCGAACGTCATTTGACATGGAATTGACCCAATTGAATCCCACAAAAACAATAAACTATAAGGTAATTCACCTTTTTCTTGAGCATCTAAAACATCATTAATAAAGTCGGTCGCTTGCTCAATAACATCAAACGAGTCATTAAATATGAAGTGACCATCCCATTCTCCGTCATTATTTTGTTCCGCTTGTAATCCAAGTTCTACCGCATGTTCCCAAGACCATTTTTTTTCCGTTATAATAAATACCGGTAAATGACCTCGTTTCTGAGCGTCAACAGCAGCTAATATCATCGCTGTTGATTTTGATGTATTTGAATGTCCCAAGAACATATTAATACCCCCCATTACAGGTCCGGGTAATCCAACCGCATCCATAAACGCTTCACCACAGTTATAGAAACTTTCAGGTTTGTATTTTGTTTTTGTTGAGAATTTTCCTTTGATATCTTCTAATGTAAATTCTTTTTTCTTAATCGCCATATGTCCTAGTTATTCTTAATTTTTTGTTAATTTTTATATAACTTGGACATCATGTCCAAGTTGGTGTCCAAGTTATATGTCTTAGTATTTAATTAAAATGGCAAATCTTCGTCCGGTTCGTCATTTGATTGAGGGTCTTGTGGGATATCATTTGGTTTTGAACCACCGAATGATTCTGTACCTGTAGTTTCACTATCATAAATGTAACCACCCTTTTCGCTATCCCATTTTGGAGTTTCTCCACGAGCGATAGCTTCAAGATATTCAACTGGTTTTTTAGAATAAACATCTAACCAAGTTAATTCATCTTCCATCCAAGTTTTTGCTAAATCTTGGTCTTCGTGTAAAGGAGCTTTATCCTCATACATAATTGTAGATACAGTAGTATATTCTTTACCTTTTGGAGTTTTAGCTTTCACTAATTCGATGATTAAATCTCTACCTTCATTTGGGTCGGTCACATCACCTTTATTTCTCCAAATAGGAATAATTTTATCTAAAATTCCATCGTTTTTGTAGTTGTGTTTGAATCTCCAAAACTTAGGTCCGTCTTGTTCTTTATCTCTATCGATAACTTTTACAATATAAAATTTTCTTGATTTATATTGAGACGCTAATAGTTTGTCTGATTCTTTTCCGGTTGACATTAACTCTTCGTAAACCTCGTTTAAAGGTGAACGCTCGTTGTCATTTTTTCCCGGGTCATAAAATTTTTGCCATTGGCCACCAACTTGAATTTCGTGGTACCAAGCTTCTTTAAATGGTGAAGAACCATCGCTTGTAGGTAAAATTCTAATTCTTCTTTGTCCTGAAGTTTCTTTGTCACCTAAAATAAGTGCAAAATATTTTTTCATTCTTTCGTCTTGCGACATTCTTCCTTGGGCCCCGCCCCCTGATTGTTGTGATTTTTCGTACTGTGCCAATACGGCGTCTAATGAACTCATCATGTTAATAAAATTTAATTGTTAAATATTGTTTCAAAAATATAATTGATAAATGGTGTGAAGTCAAATAAAAAAAGGTGTCGAATTTGACACCTTTACTTTTTTTATCGTCTAAACGATGTATTATAGTCATCGGGTTGAGACCCTGGTCTAAATGAATTTTTAATATCGTTAACATTAATATCTTCAACTTCGTCTGAAGTTAATATATAATCATTTTTTCCTGTTTTTTCCATTTCTTCTTGTTTATCATCAAAAAATTGAGATAATTTTTGATTAAATGGATATGAGTCATAACTTCTTAATTCAAGTTTTTCTTCAGGAGTTTTTTCTCGATATTTTTCGATTTTATTTTCAAGAGAATTTAATTTATTCATAATATTATCCATTTCACCTAATTTACCTTCTAAGTTTGATAATTGGTTAAATAAATTTTCA